TTACTTTGTAACAATGCGCCAGTATCAATAATATCCCTAGGGCTTCCTACAACTTCTCCGTTTTTCCTTCGAGTGATATTTGGCCAGTCCCCAGATAAGGGCCACTTTTCGCTTGCCATTTGCTGGTCAAAATCCTTATCCGCCCAATCCATTGCCCCTTCAAAAGTGCGCTGGCATACGCCTCTTAAAGTTATGAGTTTATTCACTTCGTCCTCTCTTACTCTCGCCTTCGAGAAACGTCGTGCATCCCGCGAAAGCGCCATAAGCCCATCCAACGCCTTGCCAATCATCGAATCAGCTTTAAATGCATTACTTTCAAAGCGAAGCTGATAGGCCATTGTAACAACGCAGTCCGTGCCAACAATAATCTAACATTTCAAGCCAATTCAGCGCCTATCATCCCCACAATCGCTGGTGGAAGCTTTTCGTGCTTCAAGGCCCATTTCAATGCATCTTTTGTGCTTTGTTTCATGCCGTATTCTCCTTTGTCAATTTCAAATGGCAAGAAATTATCTAGTTTTACTGCGTTTGCAGCGCCGCCTAGCGCCGACGTGACAATTACTGCTAGTTTTGCCGTGGCCACACTAGATGCGTTTGTTCGCTGCTGCATTGTCTCGTAACTATGCTTCAAAACATCGCTCAACAACTTGGTGGGCAATCGATGAAATTGCGATGCATGAAACAATGGATCAGGCAAGCCAAGGCTTGTCAGTTGACAAAAAACTTGCGTCCAGTCAGTACTGTTATTAAGAGCATATTCGGCTTGCTCTGCAAGCCGCTCTATTAGTTTTTTGCTTCTTCCTCTTCCACTGGTTCCTCATTTTCAATATTTCTGTCCTCACCAGCCATGAATGCTTCCACTTCGTCAATCAATGCCTTGGGAAGCATTTTTGTATCTTCCATTGACCAATCCTCGGTGGGTAGCCATTTTTTACCTTGCAAGGCTTCCCCTCGATTCTTAAAAAAGATCGTGACAAGATCACCAAATTGCTCCCTGGGCGATGGAAGGGAAGCCATCAAAGAAATTGTCTCTTCAGAATATTCTTGCAATACACTCTCGCCGCCGCTGCTGCTTTGCAACATTGCAAATGCTTCTTCTTCATCAATACCCTTCTCTTGTGCAATCTTTTTTGCTAGCGCAATTGCACGTAGCGTAAACTGCGCTCGCTTCTGCCCCTGCTCCTCCCTCGTCCAGGACTCTTCGGCTAGCCAGCTTCCATATTTACGCAGCCGTAGATGCTCCCCAATTTGTCCATATTCTGCATTGCCGAGCAGGAAGATGTTTGAATACTTGCTCATAATTGCCCCTATTGCAAGGGAAGTCTAGCATTCACCACCCTTGTTGGAATGGCGCTTCCAATGGCCCTAAAGGGAAGGCTAACTGTTATCTCTTCATTGGCCATTACCAGCGTCGTCGTGCTGTCACATCCCCTCATGAAACAAGCAAGCCCTGCCTTAATAAATGAATCTCCCTTTTCCACATCGAACAGCCACACATTTTCACATTTGCTTTTAACTACTTTCATTGCGGCAGGAGGATATTCTCAATGGTCAGGTCTGGAATGACAATTCTATATTGGCCATAAACAGTATCAGACTCTGGCAAGAAGGAAAATCTTGCATCAGTCCAAACTCGTGAAATGCGATCTGCAGCTAAATTTAGCTTGTCAGAATTTGTATCGTAATCTACAAGCACAATCGTCCATTCTTTTCTCTGCTGAAAAGTGCCCACCCCAGGACGCGGGTTAAGACGTGGAAATTCTTGCAGAGTCACTTCAAGACCTTGCACTTTCCATTCCCCAGGCACTCCTTGACGCCCTGTCACATACACCGCCGGTATGCTCGCTCCCGTTGGCAAAAAGTAGCTGCCAATTAAATTGGGAGACGATGAAAGCAAGGTTTCAACTGTTGTTCTAAGCTGAGAAATTTTCACAATAAAAAGCCTTCCTATAAAGGAAGGCTAGCAAGGATGACTATGACAAATCAAGAATTAGGCTCGGTCGGGAGCAGGCTTGTGCCGCTAACAGTAATCTGACCAGCAGCCACAGGGCCACGGCTCATCAGATCAAAAGTAACCTGCACAAGATTATCGGCGGGATAGCTCTCGCTGTAGTTCATCACACAAGCTGCAAAAGCAGTGGTGTCATAAGTGAAAGAACCACCAATCAGTTTGTAAATTTGAACAAACACTTCATAGTTCTTGTCATAACGGCTTGTCAGAATGACATCCATAGCCTCATCAAAGCCAGTGGCTTGAATAGTGGAGCCATCAAGGTCACGCTGGAAATAAGACGTAACAGAAGCTTGGGCGCGAGTGGTAACAATCACGCTATCAGCAAAACCGCCGTTACCCAGCAAGTAGTATTCTTGCTCGCCATCGTTAATAGAAACAGTGGCATCAGTGACACCCGCCAGATACTTCATGGTCGGAGCGCCAGAAACAGTGACGTTACCGCCAGCACTGGCCACGCGAGGGCGAGAGGCGCCAGAAACGGCACCCACGTAAATGATCGTGTCTTGGCTCTTGATGAGCTGAGTGGGATGTTGGATGTAGGACATTGTTGGAACAGTCGAGGGGCTAATTAAATGTTAAGAACACTGCCTGCTCCAATGGCTCGGAAATAGCCATGGATGGGAGTGCCTAGAAACTGACGGTAATGTGCCGTCATTTCAGTGGTAGGGAGTAGTTCAAAACGCCCCTCCTGGCCCTCAATAGTGGCTTGTGCAGTGGCACCAGGGGGCACTCCCGAAAACGCCAAGGGGCCTACAAGTCTGCCCTTCATATAGATGGCAGTTTCATCAGCCCCCAATAGCCTTTCGTAGCGCGGATCTCGACTTTGTTTCAATGCGGCATAATATTCGCCGCTTGTTGTTAATGGCACATAGTTACCAGTGGTAACATCCGTGGCATACCCACTAGCCACTGCAAATACCAAGCGGGAATTAGCAAGTGGCGGTGCGGGATTGATCATTAAACAACAAAGCCGATAATTGATCCTGCATTCGTAGCAACTTCTGAAAGTCGCTTAAACTCTTGGCCATAAAGCGTAGCCTCTAGTCCCTTCCCATATACTTTCCCTTCAGTGGCGCCAATCATAATGCCCATTTGAGCAAGTTGAATGGCAATAATATGTGCAGCAAGAAAACGAGCAGCGCGATCAGTTTGATCGCCAAAAATGTCCTCTCCTACGTCTGCACTTGCACTTTCAATGGCGCCATTCACAATTCCCGATGGATGGGGAGTGAATTCAGGAAAACGCTCTAGGAAGTTTTCGTAAGTGACGGTCATAATTATGCCTTCCCTGTACGAATGGCTTCAAGACGCTTATTAATGGCATTCCTCACACGGATGCGCCCTTCAATCTTTTTCCAATCATTAAGCTGCTCTTCATCGTGCATAATTTCAATCATGCGAAGAGCATCTGTCATTGGAAACTGAGAAATGGTTTCAACACTCTCGGGAATGTCACGAACTGTTGGCTCAGCCTTCAGTTCTTCAATGGCTCCAATGGCCATCAGCCGTTTCACAGTTGGATTAATGCGGGCTTGTGCCCATTTTGAATCGGGCACCTCGGCATTTACGCCAGGACTAAGTTGGATGAGTCCTGAATCAGTGATAACACCGAAACCACCTTCACGAGGAGGATTTTCAAGCTCAGGGCGATAAGCAATCAACATTGTGTTCAAAAAGAACTGCTTAATAGCTTAACGCCCTCGCTTTATTCAGACTCAAGGAGCCTGAAGATACAGCACACTCTTCGGATAGTAGAGGGCCACACCACCCACGCGGGCATGAGCAGGAACAATGAATTCCAGACCACGCTGTTGGGGCGGGAACAGCTCAAGAGGCTGCGGGATGTGGAGCTGCACCTTTTGAGGATCGCGACGGTAGAACACCATGCGATTCTTGGTGAGGCTGCTCTTATCCGAGTCGAGCTGGTTAATGGGCTCAATGTTACGGATGAAGGGATTGGTGCGCAAGAAGAATTCCAGCACGGTCACGTCCGAAGAGTCGGAATTGCGACGAGTGGAAATCACTTGATAATCTTCCCAAGCCATCAGAATGGTGTCGGGCTGTTCCTTCATGTTGGAAGCATTAACGATGGCAGTAGCGCCATAGTTCAGCAGATCCAGCATGTCTTGAGAAGAGGTGCCAGTGGCAGTAGCGCCAGTGAACCACTTATCAGCAGCAACCACGTCAACAGTGGAGTTGTTGAAGAAACCAGCAAGGCCAGCAGAAGATTCGCCAAACATGGCCACTTCTTCCACTTTCTCCTCATAGGCACGACGCACAGCAGCAGCACGACGCTGCTCCAGAGCGATGTTGGCCGTTTGAGCAGCACGCAGTTCCTGTACGGTATAACCGAAGCTACCACCGAAGGAACGCATCACAATGCTCTTCTCCACTTGGCTGATATCAGCACGCGGCAGATCATCAGCAGCATCAGCGAGAAGTTTGAAATCACCAGTCGAATCCATGATCCGATAGGTGAAGGTTTGAGAGCCAGGACCAGCTTCGCTGGTTACAGGCAGAATGGTGGGATATTTGATGTCGGCATATTCGACTTCAAATACTTGCGGGCGGATGTACTCAAGCTGACGCTCAAGAAACAGGCCCGCTTCGTCCATGCGAAATTCAGACATTGGTAAGCCTCCTATCAAGCAGTGGTGGTGTCAGCCGTGAGCGCAAGGCTGGGACCATTCAGTTCAAGAATGGCCAGGCCAGAGCCCGTGACAGAGCTGAGGTAGCGAGCGTTGGACACCAGAGCAGTTTTGCCGCTAACAGAAGCAGCAGCAAACTGACCAGCCACCAAAGTGCCGCTAGCAGTGTGAATAACGCGAACGGCAGTTGCAGGAGAAACGGTGCCATGCACGTAAACGGCAACAGCGCCTTCGTTGGCAACATTCATGGCCTGAGTGGCCTTCACGCCAGGACGATTAGCACCGTCAAGTGCAGTTTCGTCAACGTAAGTAAGCACATTCACGCCAGCCAGAGGCAGCGCAGTGCCGCTTACAGTTTTGGCAGAGGCATCAGCAGTGCCGCCGCTATTAAAGATCACTGCATTACCAAATGCAATGACGCCACCAGTTTCGTTGATGTAGGTGGCAATGGTGTTGTCGCGAATGTCAGAAAGCTGGCCTTCGAGCAGGGGATCATGCTGCAGAGCATAGGCTTGCTGCACACCGCCCGTCACGCCAGTGACAGTTCCAGAAAAAGTTACGGACATGTTCAGCGCTCCTTAGAAACGGAGAGGGGAGTTTTCCATGCATTCTGCAGCTTCTCCATATAAGAAGAAGGAGCAGAGGCGGGGGTGGCGATAGATGCCACTGCTTTACGCAGCTCATCAGTGGTGGCAGAATCTTTGCGACCCTCAGAGAGAGTGTCAAACATTGCCTGCACGTAATCATCGCTCTTTGCAGAGAGATCCAGCTCGTCACCACGCACAGCCTTGATGGATGCTTCCATGATTTCACGGGCATTTTTGCCAGCAAATTCATAGGCGCTATCAAGCACAGGCTTTGCTTTTTCGATGAGAGCCACTCGCTCTTCAACCATGGAGTCAAGATTGACTTCCTTGGCAGCAGTTAGTTCAGTGTTAAGTTCTTCAACCTGCTCAGCCAGGGCATCGGCGCGACCTTCGGCGGCGTCGCATTTACCCTTCATCTCTTTTTCCATGGCATCCATTTCGGATTTCATAGAATCAGCAGCGGCTTGCAGCTCGTCGTACTTTTTCTTCATGTCCTCGTAGGACATACGGCCATCTTCCCGTTCTTTGGTGATCGCAAGAGCCACGCTCTCACTCACCTCGAACTCGGCGCCGTCGAATACGACTTTTGCAGTCATAAGACGTTCCTCAGTATTTTGAATTAAAGATGGGTCGGCAGCATCTTGACGATCAAGATGGAGCTTCACCTCTGGGCCAGCGCGGCCCCGACGAACAACGGCGATGTGATTACCTGTGATTTCCTTTTGGATGCCATCGTAATGTTCGCCGCCATCAGTGACGCCAGGAGTGGGGTCATAAGACACACGATACCCGGCGCTAACTTCACGAGCATCTCCACGCATAATACGTTCAATGGCATCTTTGTCAGTGATTGTCATCACTGCTTTTACGAAACCATTGTCATATACCACTTCAGTGCCGCTAAAGCCTATTTGATAGTCTTTAGTATTGTCGGCATCAAGAAGAACGGGGGGATGATCCGCCGTCACGGCTTTGCCAGCAAACGAGGCAAGGCTTTCGGGAGAGGCCACTTCTGTTTCAGGGCGATATTCACGCCGCACAGAACCATCAGCATCTGTGTAATGCTGAATTCCCGTGCGAGCGATGGAGGCCCAGGCCCGAAGATAACCTTCAGGCGTCACCTCATACTTCTCGATGGGAGAGAAATCGTATCGGCAAGAAATGGTGCTCATATTCATACTTTATCAACAAAAGAATGTTACACTTTATGAGACTATTCAAAATAGCATAGAAAACCATGATGCTTTTGGCGCGTAGCGGTACTGACGTTCTTAAGCTGCCCCATCAAGAGGCTCGATCAGTGATTGCTTCTCGCATTAAAGAAGCCCGCCTTAATAGCGGGCTTTCTCAAAGGGATATCGCTTCTCATTTAAACATAAGCCAAAGCACCTATTCTCGAATGGAGAGCGCAGCTCTTTCGCCGGACTGCGCTCAAATACGCACTCTTAGTGGGCTCTACGAAATAAGCATATTGTGGCTAATGGGCTACCCTTCTTTCATTGCAAAAAATTATTAGCATTCCCAATAAAAGTCGTTTATCAGGAATACTAATAATCAATCTTCCTCACCATCGTCTTCGCCGCGAATGCTGGCAAGCTGATGCTCCAAGTCTTCCATCACATAAGACTTAGCCATCGCCTCAATTTCAAACGTAAGAAACTTGGTGGGCTCAAAATGCTCGTCAGGTTTTTCGTAGACGCTCATCACATAAATGTGAGTTTCGTCTAGACGACCATTCTTAAAGCATTGCTTTTCAACAAGCTCCCATCGGGAAGTATTGCGATGTTCGTTGGCAGAAAGGATGGACAAAGCCTTGAGAAGACCAATGCCTTCATCTTCTTCTTCGATGACGCGCACATATTCGCTCATTGGTCTTTTTTGCGACTCTCTACCATCTTAAGGCTCGTTTTGCGGGCAGCACTTACTGCTACGCTGATGCTGCTTCATGCCTGTCGCATCTCCTCACGACTTTTCCCTAGATTAACCCTCCTCAATAACCAACATTAAATCATCCCATCGACCATTGACTTCACGGCGATCAATGGCTTGATAGCAATAACCAGAAGGCACTGCCTTTGCCAGCTCTAGCATTGCTTCTTCACTTTGAATGTCTTCAATAACTGCCACCCCTCCTTTTGCCAGCAGGGGCAGGTATTGTTCAATGAATTTCTTTTGGCTCTTAAATGTATGAGGGCCATCATCAATAATCAAGGAGAATTCTCCACAAGCTTTTACTTTTGCAACAATTTCTGGAGAATAACCATCGCCCCAAAAAGTGGTCACGCCGTCTGAATCAAGCCGAGAAAGCACTTTTTCGTGAATTTGATTTTCAATGTCAATGCCAACTACTTTGGCCCCAGGGCACATTTCTTGCCAAAGCAAAAGCGATCCGCCACGTTGCACGCCAATCTCAAGAACGCTCTTAATCCCACCATTATTTTGCAGCCAGTTCACAATGGCTTCATAAACTGCACCGTAGGAATGATGTCCAGGCCCTGGTTCCCCAGATGCCAATTGCTCCTTGTCAGTGCCGCCAGGATTCTTCCAATTACCAATGCCACATGCAGTGAGGATGCCCACCACTCGCGATGCATCAGAAGCACCTTGCAATGCGGGCAATGGCGGACGAGAAAAAGAAGGCGCAACGGGAGGTGCTACTGTCTCCACTTTTTGAACAATGGAGGAAGCGGGCTTGGTTTTACGAACTGACATTGTTAAAAAGAGCTAGAACCTTGACGAAGAGTGGCAACAGCCTCTTCCATTAAATGAATATAGGAAGGGCCTTTAGAGCTTTGGAACAAATGAAACACTTGTCTGTCACCATACAGTGTACCAATGCCATAGCTTCCTTGATCAGCCAATGGCCAAGATGTGCCAATGCCCGAATGGCAATCAGGCATTATCACTGTAAACAATTTTTGCACAGCCTTTAGCTCATGGCTAAATTTTTGTGCAGTGTCAAAACAATCATGGGCAAACAATGAAGGTCGCCCCATTTCATGCCATGCATCAGTGTTAATCATCATGAATGCAGGCGCCGCGTAAATTTCGTTGCGACTTGGCAAGTGATTAGCAGTTTGAGCTAGGCCCAAGATGGTGCCATCGGCCCTCACTTTATCTTCGCATTGCTGAACAAAATTATTATTAGCAACAATGCAATCAATATCAATGATTCCGACAATTTGTGAAGGATGTTGCAAAATAATGCTTTCAATAAAACGTCCATGAGCTTCATGCGGGCTAACCCCCATGCGCCTCAAAGCCTCCGTTTCGAAGCGAGCATATTTAACATTAATGCCAGCAAGTTTAGCTGCCTCTTGATGGAGGCTAAGCATTTGCTGGTCAATGTTATTGCAATAAAAGCAATGAAAGATCATAATCAGCGGATAATAGAAATACTACTGCCATGGGCAACTAAAGGCTTAATTGTATAGCTCAATAATGCCGGGGCATCAGTATTAAAACGCTCCGCCAAATGATGGCCGCAAAGCTTCATTTGAGGCATTTGAGCAATCATTTGCAGGTCAAGCGGCATATAAATTTGCTTAAACAGTTCAAGCAGCTTAGCAATGCCAGAACGAGAAGCATAGTAACCGTCTGTTCCACAAACATAACCGCTTGTCAGACCGTTGGGACCACGCCTGCTGCGATCATTGAAAAATACTAAATCGGCATCATCAGGCGCTTCAATAATCAATGGAGAAAGCAGCTTGGCATCATCTTCCATCACCACGAGATAATCAAAATCTTGCTCGTAGGCATGCTCCCACAGAGCGATGGAAGAAAGAATGAGAGCCAGCTCGCCGGAGCGCTGCAGCGTATCGTGGCTATTGGACTCTCCCCAGCGCACAGGCCAAGGCGTGAGCGTTTCCAAGGCTTCCCTTGTTTTGCCTCTCCCGTCAATGGCATCCCACCATTGAAACTTCTGCCCCACCGCATCGGCTTGCTGCTTAAACACAAGCCTACGCGGATCTTCGGGCAAGCTAATGCAAAACACATTGTGCGAGCTAGTGCAATCAATGATGGAGGACGAAAGGCCAGGGAATTGACTCCCTAGCCCTTCTGCTTTTTTCCAAAGCCCTCTCCCGCCTTTGTGGGAGCTTCCAATGTGCGAGAAATAATCTCGCTCATTTGCTTTCCAATGTTGCCCCATTCATAAGCAGGAGAACATGTCATTTCATAGCACCAATCCCCAGCGTCCTCTAGATCTTCGCGATTGTTGTAATAATGCGTGAGTAGCTCCGCCAAATGCGACGCAGAAGGAATGCCGCGATCCAAGCCATAGTTTTTGTCAACTTCCCAGCTTTCATTGTTAATGCGCGGGATGCCATGAAAAATTTCTTTCATGCTTGTATGGTCAGGTACTACTTGCGCAATACCTGCGGCAGCATGTTCAAAATTAACAAGTCCCCAGCCTTCTCCAATGCAAGTGTTAATGCCCACGTCACAAGCGTTGTAAACAACATTTAGCCTGTCCACTGGGAGGCAGCGAGTGGTATCAAAATCTTTACTAGTAAGAATAAGCTTGCCATCTGCGTTATAGCCATAATCACGAGCCATACGCTTAAACAATGGAA